CCCCCGGTTGGGGTCGAGTTTTTCCCATGATGGAGGTTGCGATGACGACGCAGAAGCACCTCCGCGCGGTCAATCGGGCTATCAAGGCCGCTGCTCTGGATGAGGAGGGCATCGACGCGCCTCTGAGCGAGCTGCTGCGTGATCTCGCTCGGAAGATGGATCGATCGGATGGGGAGCCGTCGGATCGCCTGCTCGCTGCGTACTTGTCGGCGACGAAGGATCTCGCGCGGTCGATGGCGCGGCGACCGAAGACGCCTCCTGTGCCGCAGGAGCCTGCACCGAGTGCTGCTCCTGGGGGTCCGCCCGCTCTTCATGTTGTGGAGGAGTCGCCTCTTGCCAAGCTCCGCCGGAAGGACCGCGCGAACTCAGCGCAGGCGTCGTAAACCAGTCGGCTGTGAGACGCCGCGACTGTGGACGAAGCCGCTGCGTCCATTGACGCCGGAGACGTCCCGCGGGTTCGCGGTGATCGAGTTCGCCCTCCTGGTGCTCGGGATCGAGCTCTACCCATGGCAGAAGTGGTTGCTGATCCACGCGCTCGAGCTGAACGAAGACGGCACCTACCGGTTCCGCAAGGTGTTCGTGATCGTCGGCAGGCAGAACGGCAAGACGACGCTGCTCACGGTGCTGACCCTGTTCTGGCTGTTCATGGACGCCGATCGTCATCCGGATCATCTGCCGGCGCACGAGTTCCTGATTCTCGGCACGGCGCAGAACCTTGACCTCGCTGAGGAGGCGTGGAACTCGGCGCTGAAGAAGTGCGATCCGGAACCGGAGGAGGACGACGAGATGTTCGTCGTCGCGGACCTTGCTGCGGAGACGCGGAAGGCCGTCAAGAAGAACGGTTCAAAGGCGCTGCGGCTGAGGAACAACGCACGGTATGAGCCGCGCGCTGCATCCAGGATGGGCGGCCGCGGCAAGTCGGCGGCACGCGTGGTCATGGATGAGATGCGAGAGCAACAGACCTGGGATGTCTGGGGCTCGGTGTCGAAGACGAAGAACGCGATCTACGACTCTCAGCTGTGGGGCATCTCCTCTGCAGGTGACGCGAAGTCGGTGGTGCTGCAGGCGCTCCGCGCGGGTCTCATCAAGGCGATCAAGGCCTGGGACGACTACGTGGACAGTGGCGTGCAGTCGCTCGAGGAGTACGCGAATACGCATGACATCGCCTCGGCACTGTTCGAGTGGTCGGCACCCGATGGGGCTGAGCTGCTCGACCAGGAGGCGATCGAGCAATCGAACCCGTCTGTCGGCCACCGCCCGATGTTCTACGAGTCGATCCGCTCTGACCTTCTCGGCGACGAGGAGGAGGCGGTCAAGCGAACCGAGATCCTCTGCCAATGGGTGACCTCGCTTGTCAGTCCGTTCATGGACGGGCCCGCGTGGGCGGCGCTCGCTGATCCGCCCGTTCTGGACGACCGCGGCCGAGTCATCGAGGCTGGTTCCTCGATCGCGGACGGTTCGAAGATGTGCCTCGCGATCGACACAACGTGGGATCGAGCACGCACCTACATCGCTGTCGCCGGCTACCGCGATGACGGGCTGGCGCATGTCGAGATAATCGCTCGTCGCGCCGGCATGCTCTGGGTGGTTCCGGGGATCGTGGAGATTGCCAAGCGGAACGGCATCACGCACGTCGCTCTGCAGTCACGCGGTTGCCCTTCGGCCGATTTCGTGAAGCCGCTCAAGGAAGCCGGCCTCGAGGTAATCGAGGTTGCCGCGACCGAGCTCTTGAACTCGGCCGGTCGGTTCAAGGACCGAGTGCGTGATGGATTGATCCGTCACCGCCAGCAGCGGCCTCTCGATCTCGCGATCGCTGGGGGCGTCACGAAGAACATCGGCGGCATGCCGGTATGGGATCGCGAGAAGGCGCCCGTCGACGTTTCGCCAGCGGTCGCTGTCACGAACGCACTGTTCGGCCTCGAGGTCATGCCTGACATCGAGCAGTACCGCTCGGCATACGAGGACAACGAGCCGATGCTCGTTTAGACCGGAGGAGGACCCTATGCGTCAGCTGCGTAAGGCGCGCAACCGGAGGGTCATCATCCACTCCAGCGATCACGTGTTCGAAGGAGTGCTCGTGCAGGCGGACTATGAGGGCATCGAGTTGGTGAAGGTGCGTGAGGTGTCGAACCCGTCGAACCCGGTGCCGCTCGACGGTGCTCTTCTCGTGCCGTGCACATCGATTCTGTTTGCGCAGGTGCTCTAGTGGGGCGCGTGTTTCAGTCGCTGGGGGAGCTCGGCGAGTATGTGGGGCAGACGGGAATCGAAATCGTCGATGCCGGAGTGCCGCTCACCGAGTGGAATGCCGACGCGACCTACGGACCCGCCTGGCGCAACCAGCCCTCGGTGCGCAAGGTCGTCGGGTTCGTCGCTCGCAATCTCTCGTCGACGCCGATTCACGCGTTTGAGCGCAAGGCGGACGACTCGCGCGAGCGGCTCCGCGACGGTGACCTCGCACAGCTGCTGCGTCGCCCTTCCCGCGCCGCAGGACTTACACCCATGCGGTTCTGGGAGTCGATGCTCATCGATGGCCTGCTGCACGACAAGTACGTTGCACGGCTCGTCGAGCACGCGGATGGTCACGAGCTCATTCGAGTTCCTGCCCGTCGAGTGCGGTTCGAGAACGACGGCCTGGATCGCATCGGAGCCGTCATCATCACCGGCGCAGACGGCAAGCGAGTCGAGCAGGACCCGAAGGACTTCCTGATCGATGTCGGATATGCCGAGCGCGGCACCAACGGCACCTCGCCCCTGCGAACTCTCCGCGACATCCTCGACGAATACAAGGAAGCGATCGCCTACCGCCGCCAGGTGCACAAGAACGGCGGCCGCTTCCCGGGCGGCATCACCCGACCCAAGCCCTTCTCCAGCGATGTCGCGCGGACTCGATTCGAGTCGATGATGCGCAGCTTCACCCGTGGGGGCGAGAACGCCGGCGGCATGCCCGTGTTCGAGGACGGCGAGACGTTCACCTCGCTCGGTGGCTTTAAGCCGCGCGACATGGAAGACCTCGCCGGACGGAAGCTCACCGATATCGAGGTGTGCACGGCGTATTACATCGCCCCCGAGATCCTCGGAATCCGCGAGGGCACCTTCTCGAACGTGCAGGCGTTCAAGCAGATGCTGTGGGGGCCGAACCTCGGACCGTACATCGCAGCATGGGAGCAGGGACTGAACTCGTTCCTGGTGCCGCGTCTGGCGCCGCAGGGCGACATCTACGTTGAGGCTGCTGTCGAGGCGAAGCTGCGCGGCTCGTTCGAGGAGGAGGCCGCGGTGCTGTCGACGGCTGCTGGCGCACCGTGGATGACTCGCGACGAGGTGCGCGCGCGGAAGAACCTGCCGCGCATCGAGGGTGGTGACCAGCTCGTCACTCCGCTCAACGTGCTCATCGGTGGTCAGTCTTCGCCGCAGGACGGAGTCACGTCGGGCGGCGGCGGCACCGTGCCGAAGACGGCCGACGACATTCAGCGGCTCATCACGGCAGCGACCGCGCTGATTCGCGCAGGCTTCGACCCGCAGGCATCGCTGGCCGCCGTCGGGCTCGATCCGATCGAGCACCTCGGGCTCCTGCCGGTGACGGTTCGAGAGGACGAGAAGCAGGTCGAGCTGATCTCGAAGTTCCGCGATCGCCAATCCGACGTGGTGCGTCGACAAAGACTCGCCGGCAATGCGAAGTGGTGGGATCGCGGCCGATGGGATCGCGAGCTCGTGGAAGACCTGGCGAAGTCGGGGATCGAGATCACCGCAGCCGNGGCGATCGCCAAGCAGGTGAACGACGACGTCGAGCGGGAGCTCGCGGAGGAAGGAGTCGGCGATGCTGACCAAGACAGTTGACATCGAGNTGAAGGCCGTCGGTGACGACGGCACCTTCCAGGCGTACGCNTCGATCTTCGGCAACNTCGACAGCTACGGCGACGTCGTGGTCGAAGGAGCATTCGCGGAGTCGCTCGCAGAGTACGCATCGGCGGGCGACCCCGTGGCCGTCTACTGGCGGCACCGCATGGACGACCCGATGCTCAACATCGGCGGATGCTCGGCGAAGGAAGACGCGCGCGGATTGCTCGTCGACGGGAAACTCGACCTCGAGAACCCGAACGCGGCATACACGCACAAGCTCATGAAAGAGCGGCGAGTGCGCCAGCTGAGCTTCGCCTACGACGTGCTCGAGGGTGGCTGGGTCGAGAAGACCGAAGACGGTCAGACGATCCGCTACTACGAGCTGCGCAAGCTGCGGCTCCATGAAGTCTCGATCGTGCCGGTCGGCGCGAACCAGGAGACCGAGATTCTCGCTGTGAAGGCGGCCCGTGAGGCGGCTGCTGCAGCGGAGGAAGACGACCGTCAGAAGGCGGGCGATACCGACGTGGCCGATGCCGCGGAGGACGAATACCAGGGCACGGCAGACCAGCCGTCAGACGCCAACGCCGAGGAGCCCGAAGGGGCCAACGCTGAGGAGCAGACGACGGAGCAGTCGAAGCAGCACCTGGGANTCATCAACATCACCAACGCCCTGTAGGGCAGAAAGACAGGTTCTGATGAATCTCAAGNCACAGCTCGCGGCGCTCCAGAAGGAGCTCCTCGACATGCAGAAGAAGGCGAAGGACGAGGGGCGTGAGTTCACGGAAGATGAACTCACGACCATCGAGGCGAAGGCGGCGGAGGCCGCCGAGCTGAAGGCGAAGATCGAGCGCGTCGAGAAGTCGGAGAAGGCACTTGCTGACCTCGTCGAGCTCGGCAAGAGCGACGACTCGGCCGAGGACAACCCCGACTCGTTCGACAGCGTTCCGCTCGGTCAGCGGTTCGTGAAGTCGGACGCGTACAAGTCGTTTGCCGAGAAGCACCCCTCGGGTGTCGGCGCGGGCACGCCCATCAAGATCGACTCGGCACGCATCGGTTCGATGAAGGACTTCTTCGCGAACCGCCGCACGGCCAAGGCGCTCATCACGACGGGCACCGCTCAGGTGCAGAACATTCGCATGCCGATGGTCGACCTCGTCGACCGTCCGCGGCTGACGCTGCTCGACCTCATCTCGCGCGGCGAGACGGCGGGCAACTTCGAGTACCTCCAGGTGACCGCGGCGACGAACAACGCCGAGATCGTCCCGGAGGCGACCGCGGTCGACGACGACGACGCTCTCAAGCCGGTGTCGGGTCTGACGACCGAGCTCGAGGACGCGAAGGTGTTCACCTACGCGGACGGCTTCGACGTCACCAACTCGCTCCGTCTCGGACGCGCCCGCGCTGGCGACGTTCATGGAGACGCAGCTCGAGTACAACCTCGACGCTGTGATCGAGGAGTACCTGCGTCAATGGCACAGGTGTCAGCGGTCAGCCGAAGGGCATCATGCACACCAGCGGCGTCCAGTCCCAGTCGATCGCATCGACTGACCCGATGGACATCGTCAAGGCAGCACGTCGCGCGATCACGAAGGTCACGCGACTCCGTGGCGGCACCGTCACGGGCATCCTGCTGTCGGTGGAGGACGACGAAGAGATCGACCTCATGCAGGACAACCAGGACCGGTTCTACGGTCAGGGTCCGTTCGGTCAGGGCCCGACGACACTGTGGGGTCGCCCTCGCGTGACGTCGGAGCTCCTGTCGGCTGGCGAGTTCATCGTCGGCGACTTCCGTCAGATCGCGCTGCTCGACCGTGAGGGTCTCGCCATTCAGGCGTTCAACCAGCACAAGGACTACGCGCAGCGCAACCTGACGTACGTCCGCGCTGAGCTGCGCGCGGCCCAGGTGATCTGGAAGCCGGCGCACCTGGTGGTCGGCACCGTCGGCGGAAGCTGATGAGCGCCGGTAGCGACATCGTCGTGATCGACGGAGTGCGCTACCGGCGTGCGGACGCGGAGCGCCGGGGACTTCTGTCCCCGGCCTCTGCGCCGTCGACGCCGGCACCACTCACCACCGCGACGGCTAACCCGGAGCCGGTCGATGCCGATCCTGTCAAGCGGGGGTTTCTTGATGACGGGCTGACCGGCGGGCTCAACATGAAGGGCCGCAAGCCGAAGAACAAGGCCGCCGACCCCGAAGACAAGTAGCAGGAGGGCGTCATGCCGGACCCGGAAGAGCTTGCACCGATCATTGACACGGCTACTCCCAACGCGGCATTCCTGCTGGAGGCCGCGACCGCGCAGGTGCGGCGTGAATGCGGGTGGCACGTCACTCCGATCATCGAGGAGACCCTCACGATCGACGGCAGCGGCGGTCGCGAGCTACGCATTCCCTCGGGCCGCATCCGTTCGATCGCGAGCGTCACGAGCGATGGTGAGGACGTGACGGCTGACGTCGACTCGAGCGAGGCGGGCATTCTTCGACTGCCTTATTGCTGGACCGACAAGTTCGGCGGGGTCGTCATCGAACTCGAGCACGGTTGGGCGCAGTGGGAGGCAGCTGACATCGCAGGTGTCGTCGCGGCTATCGCGTCGCGCTCCGCTACTCCGACAGGGCTGGTCGCGGCACAGGGGATTGCTGGTGCTTCGGTGCGGTACGAGATCGCGCCCATGCTCGAGTCTGAGCGGGCGATCGTGCAGCGCTATGCAGTGCGGACTGGCTGATGTTCTTCGGCAACGGGGTGACAGTGTTCCGCGATCGACGGCCGACGTCGACAGACCCGTACAACCCGAGCCGGACAGAGCCGGGCGACTGGGCAGGTGCGTCGTCGATCGCGATCGAGGGTGCGTACATCGGGCCCGCGTCGTCGGTCGCCGTCGCTGATCCGACGCGTAACCAGGTGCAGGAGCAGCTCGCGCTGTTCTGCCCGCCGACGGCTGACGTGCTGAAGGGGGACCGCATCCGTGAGGGCGGCACGCTCGAGAACTTGACCAGCGGCATCGCGTACATGGTGCGTGAACTGCCTGACGCACCGCGGAACCCC